GCGCAGATCTTCGCGACGTACAGCGAGGGCACCCAGGTGGGGGAAGCCTCGGCCTCGGAGAGCTGATCGACAAGTACGGCGAAGGCATCTACCCCGACCTGCTCTTCCACTACGGAGTGGACCTCACCGAGGTGATCGCAGGTCGGGGGCCCGCGCCGGCTCTTGTTCTCGCTCTTGTCCAGAGGCTTCCTGACACGTCCCTCACCATCGCCCTCGCGTCGGGCGGCAGGGACCACTTCGGCTGGGGGCTCGACCGCCACATCCAGGCCGACATCTTCGACGCGATCAACCAGAACACCAGAGCAACCGGCCAGTGGGGCAAGGGCAAGGCGCCCAAGATCCCGCTCTGGCCGCGACCCAAGCCCGAGAAGAAGACCAAGGGCGAGGGCAAGAAGGGCCGTCGCGTCTCCGTGGCGGATCTCTACAGCAAGTTCAACGCCAAGCGGAGGTAAGCGATGCCCCAGGGTCAGGTCATCGGACGCGTCAGCGTCCGCGTCCTGCCGGACACCAGTGAGTTCCGCCGCAAGGCTGCGAATCAGCTCGCCAAGGACGAGAAGAAGCTCAAGGTCGAAGTCCAGGTCATGCCCAGCATGGCTGGCTTCGAGCGGCAGTTGCTCACCGAGATCGGCAAGATCAGCCAGCGCAACCGTCAGTCGGACGCGCGCAAGGTGAAGATCTACACCCGCATCGACACCTCGACGATGACGGGCGAGCTGGCCAAGGCGATCCGGCGGTACAACGACAAGGCGCGCACGGGCCAGAAGGTCCAGCTCCAGACGGAGCTCGACGCGGGCGAGGTCAAGCTGAAGATCAGCGACACGTCCCTGCGCGAGATGACGCACCAGCTCAACAAGTGGCGCGACGACAACTCCCCGCTGAAGATCAAGATCGAGCCGGACGTCTCGGGTCTCAGCAGTGCCGCCACGTCCGCTCGGCTGGGTCTGCTGACCCGGCCCCGCAAGGTCTCGATCATCCCCGACCTCAACAACGCCGCGGTGGCCAAGGTCGCTACGGCGCTGGCTGCCCTGTCGGGTGTCCGGGTGCTGAACAACCTCTTCGAGAAGTTCAGCAACATCCTGCGCAACCTCGACAAGAGCGTCCCGATCATCGGCACCCTGGCCTCGGCCATCGCGGGTGTCGCCTCCATGGCGCTGGCCGGCGCGAGCAACCTCTTCGCGCTGTCGGCATCGCTGGCTCAGATCGGACCAACTGTCGCCCTGCTGCCCGGACTTCTGGGTGGCTTCGCGGTCGGCCTCGGCGTCACGATCGCCGCGCTGAAGGACTTCAACAAGGAGATCCCCGAGGTCAAGCAGACCCTCTCGGAACTCCAGAACACGATCAGCTCGAACTTCTGGGACAAGGCCCGCGCTCCGATCAAGGAGATGGTCGACAGCCTTCTCCCCGCCTTCCGTAAGGGTGTCGCCGACACGGCCACCGAACTCGGCGGGTTCTTCGGCTCGTTCGCCACTGACCTCGGTTCGTCCCTGAGCCCCGCGCTGGGCCAGATGTTCACCGACCTGTCGAAGTCGATCACCATCGCGACCGGCGGGACGCAGGCGTTCGCCGACATCATCGCGACCCTCGGCAAGGTCGGCACGTCCTACCTGCCGCAGCTCGCGCAGTGGTTCGTCAACATCTCCAAGCAGTTCGCCAACTTCCTGAAGGCCAAGGGCGAGAACGGGATCAAGGCCGAGATCGACCAGGGCATCCAGGCCCTGAAGGATCTGGGCGGCGTCCTCTACAACGTCTACGGCATCCTGTCCGGCGTCGCTCGCGCGGCGACCGAGGCGGGCGGTACGTCTCTCGGCTCGCTGAACGACGCGCTCGCCGGCATCCACAAGACGGTCGACTCCAAGGGCTTCCAGTCCGGCCTGGTCGACGTCTTCAAGGCCGCGCACACGGCGATGAACAACATCGCCACCACGTCCGGCCCGGCTGTCGAGAACCTGTTCAAGAAGCTCGGCGAGCTCCTGACCACCGTCCTCCCGCAGGCCGGCCAGATCATCGGCACGGCGCTGAAGGCGGTCGCTGACGCGCTCGCGCAGCCCGCCGTGACTCAGGGCATCACCGCCATGTTCACCGGCCTCCAGCAGGCCGTGGACCTCCTCGCTCCGGCGATGGCTCCGCTGGGCCAGGCGCTCGGCGCGATCATGCAGGTCGTCGCCGCGATGCTCCCCGTCTTCGCCAAGCTCGTGACGGCCGCGATCGTCCCCCTCGCGGGCGCGTTCGCCACGCTCGCCCCGCAGCTCATCCCGATCGTCCAGCTTCTCGGCGGCGCGCTGACGCAGGCGTTCCAGGCCCTGGCCCCGATGATCCAGAAGCTGGTCCCGATCGTCGGGCAGGCACTCGGCACCGCGTTCCAGTTCCTCGCGACGCTCCTGCCTCCGATCGCCGCGATCTTCGGTCAGATCCTCCAGGCCGTGATGCCCCTGGCGTCCGCCCTGATCGACGCACTGGCTCCGATCCTGCCCGTTCTGGCGCAGGCGCTGACCACGATCCTCACGGCCCTCCAGCCGGTGATCGCCATCGCCCTCCAGATCATCTCGGCAGTCATCACGCCTCTGCTCCCGATGCTGTCCGAGGTCATCCAGTCCGTCCTGCCTCCGCTGGCCGACGCGATCTCTCGCGTGGTCGAGGCGCTCCAGCCGTTCCTCCAGGCACTGCTCGCGGTCGTCAACTTCCTGATGCCGATCCTCGTGCCGGTGCTCCAGTTCATCATCGAGATCCTGGCCGGCGCCTTCGTCGCCGCGATCAACGGTGTGGGCCTGGTCCTCGAAGGACTGAAGGAACTGTTCGTCGGAGTCTTCGACTACATCGTCGGCTACTTCAAGATGATCTGGGGCATCTTCGAGGGCCTGTGGAGCGGCAACTGGGACACCTTCGAGGAGGGCTTCTCCCAGCTCTGGAAGGGCATCAAGGGGATGCTCAAGGGCGCCTGGGACGCGATCCTGGGCGCGCTCGAAGTCTTCCTGAACATCGGCATCATCGGCGCGGCCGGCAAGGGCCTGAAGGCCATCGGCGCGCTGTTCAAGGCCGGTTGGAAGGCAGTCGGCGAGATCTTCACGGGCGCGTTCAACGCGCTCCGCGGGTACGTCGGCGTCGGCCTGACCGGAATCCGCGGTCTCGTCTCTGACGGCATCGCCGCGATCGGCCGGTTCTTCTCCTCGGGCTGGAGCACGATCCGTTCCACCGCCTCCTCGGCGCTGGGCAAGCTGGTCTCCACGATCAGCGAGTGGGTCGGCAAGGCCGTGACCACGGTCAAGGGTCTGCCCGGCAAGGCGAAGTCCGCGCTCGGGTCGCTCGGTTCGACGCTGATGACCGCCGGCAAGGAGCTCATCCGGGGCTTCATCTCCGGTATCAGCTCGATGTTCGGCGAGGTCAAGTCCAAGCTCGGCAGCCTCACCTCGAAGCTGACCGACTGGAAGGGTCCGCTCCCCAAGGACAAGGTCCTTCTCTACAACGCCGGTGTTGTGATCATCAAGGGTCTGATCAAGGGCCTTGAGTCGCAGTTCGACAACGTGAAGAAGAGCCTCACCGACCTGACGGGGCTGATCGGCAAGGCCAAGCTGAGCAAGTCGCTGACGGCCAGGGTCAAGGCGGACCAGGCGCATCTCAACACGCTGCTCAAGTCCTACGAGAAGCTGTCGAAGCAGCTCGACGACGCCAAGAAGAACCTCGCGGACCTCAAGGCGGCCAAGGCCGACTACGCCGCGAGCATCGCCCAGAAGATCGTTGACGACGCCAACGTCACGAACATGGAGGGCGGCTTCAAGGGGATCATCGAGCAGCTCACGCAGGCTCGGGACCAGGCGAAGCACTTCGCGGACGTGCTGGCCAAGCTGAAGAAGCTCGGCCTGAACTCCGAGATGTTCGACCAGCTCGCGCAGGCCGGCCCCCAGGCAGGCATGGATGCGGCTGAGGCGATCCTCGGTGCGGGCAAGGCCGGCGTCGACCAGGTCAACCAGTTGGAGAAGGACATCGCCAGCGCGGCCGGCAAGGTCGGCGCGACTGCAAGCCAGGTGATGTACGACAACGGCATCCACATGGCTGAGGGCTTGGTCAAGGGTCTGGAATCCCAGGCCGACAAGATCGAGAAGCAGATGCTGAAGATCGCCGACTCGATGGTCAAGGCCATCAAGAAGGCACTCGGCATCCACTCCCCCTCGCGGGTGGCGAAGAAGCTCGGCTCGTACTTCGGGCAGGGCTTCTCCCTCGGCGTGGTCGGCGAGAAGTCCAACATCGCCCAGGCGGTCGAGGACTCCCTGCTCGTCGGTCCGTCCTCCAACTCCACGGCGCGCAACATCGCTTCGGCGGTCGGCAGCGCCCTGAGCAGCGGCTCCTCGACGGGAGGCAGCTCGAAGACCCTCAACTACTACGCGGCACCCGGCTCCTCGCTCGGCTCTGAAGAGGATCTGTTCGCCGCCGCCAACCGAGC